AAAAAGGTGACTGGCGCGGTCCTTCGGGATGAGGACTATCGCCGCCATTTGATGGATTTCAGAATCACAGTTGAAAAGGAGATTTTGCGGTGAAGTATGCAGCCGAAGTCATAGACCTGTTAGCGGCCTATCCGGGGCGAGAGTTCCGCATGATCCAGATTGTGCGGCACGTCAGTAAAGGCATGGAGCTGTCCAACGCACAACGCAACGCCATGCGCGAAGGTGTCAAGCGCGTGCTGGTGCAACTGCAGGACTCAGGTCAGGTGGACAAGATCAAAGAGGGTGAAACCTCTGCCTTTTACGCCTGGCGTTGCAGTCTGCAACATGGGCCGCTATGAATCTGCAAGCGCAATTGCAATAATGGGCGTGCAAAGTTGCGTCCAATGCAAACGAAACAACCCCGAGCAAGAAATTGCTGCGGGGTTTTTTATTGCCTGGTCGCAGTGCCTACGCACAGTCGTCGATTCGCCATCGAGAAGATGGCCAGCACCGTTCAGGAGAACTACACAAGATGAACTTTGAACAGATCAGTAAAGCCATTATTGATCGAATGGTGGCATTGACCGGGATTGCTCAGGAGCACATCGAGTACCCCAATGCCCACGCGGCCTTTACGCCGCCGGATACGGGCGTCTGGTGCCGTCTGCTGATCAAGAATACCGATTCGGAAATGACAGGCATGGGTGCGAAACCCTATACCCGCAAATCCGGCGAGATTCTGATCGAGTGCTTTGATCGTTTGGGTCAGGGCCGTCAGGAGCTGGATCGCTTGAGCGATGCCCTGGATGATCACTTTTCCTTCTGGTCTGAAGGGGCGTTGGAATGCCTGGGCCTGAGCCAAGTCGATGTGGCGGCGGATGACCCGCAAAAACGACCACAACGCGAAGAGTTCTACCAGATCAACCTGACCGTCCCGTTCCGGGCCGGTTGATTTTTTACCTGTTTTTTTGTGCCGACCTCGCGTCGGTTTTTTTTTGCCTGCATACAGGAGAGATGCATTATGAGTTCTGGCGCTAAAGTTACTAGCTACCTGGTTAAAGAAACCGTTCCCGGTGTGACCCCTGGTTCGGGCTGGCAGACGCTGCGCGTCACCGGCAACACACTGACTCCGACTCTGAACAAGGAGGAGTCCGAAGAAATCACCGATTCGCGTATTGGTCAGGGTTCGATCGTGACCAGTATTGATATTGGTGGTGACATCACGGGCGAACTGTCCTACGGCACGTTTGACGAGCTGCTGGCGGCCGCCTTCTACGGTGAGTGGAAAGAGAACAAGCTGAGCGTTGGCGAGACCCGCAGCACCTTCAGCGTGGCCAAAGCCTATCGTGACGTGGATGTGTACGCGCTGTTCAAGGGTGCGCATGTCAGCACCTTTGCCCTGGAAGTGCCTGAAGAAGGCAAAGCCACCGTGACCTTCACCATGTCTTGCCTGGATTACGAAGACAAGGAAACTCCCTTTGCCACCGATCCGGCCGAGCCCAGCCAAACGCCTTTCATGTCCTCGATCAGCGTGGGCGATGTGAAGGCCAATGGCGTGTCTCTGGCTGGCCAGGCTTGCGTATCGGGCCTGACCCTGAACATTGACAACCAGCTGCAGACTCAACGCTGCTTTGGTGCCGAGCGTTTGGGCCCTGGCGCCCTGATTGAGACCGCAGCAGCCATCACCGGCACGGTGACCCTGGCTTGGTCTCAGAAGGCCTGGGAGCTGTGGAAGAACCAGTTCAAGCGCACCCCGATCGCCATTTCCTTCCCGATCACCGACTCTCTGGGCAACAAGTACGAGATCGATCTGCCCGCTATTGAGGTCGATGGTGACCTGCCTAACGGTGCCAAGGGCGATATCCTGAAAGTGGAGCTGAACTTCACCGTGGCCAAGCAAACCCCCGTGCTGACTCGTAGCCCCGTTGCTGCGCCTGCCCCTTAAGGAGTGATGGCATGGCTTTGAAGATTAATCGCCTGGAATCGGTTCTGAGTCAGGAGCGGTGGGAGGATTATGACGAGGATGTGTCTTTCAAGATTGCTGCGCTTGATACTGAGGCTTATCAAATAGCCCTCGAGCGAGCACGACGCTTGATTGCTCGGGAAGATGCAGGGCATTCGCTAGCGGCCATTCGTGTTTCAAGTAACGATGTCCGCGAGCATGATGTCCAGTGCCAGTTGTTGAGCACGTATATCGTCAAGGACTGGAAGGGTGAAGTCCTGGATGAAGCGGGCAACGTCATTCCTTATTCGCCGGAGAATGCGACCAAGCTGCTGTCAGAGAACACAGATCTCTTTGTCTGGGTGATTGCGACAGCGGCCCATGTTGCTGCCAACGCGAAGAAGGAGGCCCAGGAAACCGTGGAAAAGTCCTCGCCCGGTTCCAGTGGGAAAAAGAGTGGGCCGGGCAAAATGAAAAGCGCAAGCTGATTCATTCGACTCTCGGTGCTCAGATCCCGGATGAACCTCCCAGTGATCCCATTACGGATCATGTCATCCGTGTTTATTGTGCTGCAGACCGTTGTCGGAGTGTCGTTGTCGGAATGGGCGGGGCGGTGCCATTGCCCCTCTCTACCGAGAACATAAGTGCCGTGGTCCAGGCATATGGAACCCCACTATCCCGGCAAGAGCTGGATATGGCTGTGTTTGAGCTTGATCGCTTGGAACGCAGCTGATGGCCAGGTGGTGGGAGCAGGAGGGGGGCCAGCCGGGTTTGCATGTCTACCTGGCTGGCCCCATTAGTTTGATTGGGTTCAGGTCCTGGGATTTGAATCAGCGTCTATGTGCGGTTTTCCCTGCTTTGGCAGGGTTTTTTTTATCTGGAGAAATTGAATGGCGCAAGAGTCTCGATTGACTATTACGCTCGATACTCGGTCGGCGGAGCAAGGGGCCAAAGATCTGACGCTTGCCCTAAATGCAATGGAGGCGGCTGGCATTCGTGTTGCGACCATGTCGGATCGAGTCAATGGCAGTATGGCAGGCGTCAGTAACGCGACTCTTTCGAGTGCAGCCTCTACTGCTGTGATGGACCGAGTGTTGAAGTCTGCCTTAAGTAGTTTTTCGGCCATGGATTTGATTGAGATGGCCGAGCAGTGGGATAGCTATGCCGAGCGTATGGCGGTTGCGACACAGTCTTTAGGCGAGTACGACCAGGCCCAGGCACGGGTGGCGCAGCTTGCTCAGGCGACATCCCGTCCTATTGATGAAACACGTGAAGCATTCATCGCACTTTCTCCGGCTTTGCGGGAGATCGGCCTTGGCTTTGATCAAAGCATGGATGCGGTAGGGGCCTTTTCTGGGCTGTTGGCAACGAATGGAGCCAGTGCACAGAGCGGTGCAGTCGCCATGGAGGCGTTTGCCAATTCGTTTCGTACCGGTGCGGTTAACGCCAGCGACTGGGCGCAGATTACCGGTACTGTTGATTCCCTGATTTCCCATATGGCCGACAGCACGGGGAAAACGACGGCAGAGATTGATCAGTTGGGCAGGAGTGGGCAGATGTCTGCCCAGATGTTGGCTCAAGGTTTGGCATCTTCTTATATCCCTGCCTTGCAGCAACTGGAGTTGATGCCCAAGACAGTCAGTGGCGCGTTGACGAACTTGAACTCGGCATTTAGCGAGTACGTAGGCAATACGAATAACTCCTTGCAAGCAACGACATTGTTGGCTTCGGGAATCAACTTTATTTCCCAGAATTTTGAGTCGTTTGCCGATGTGCTGGGGACTGTGGCCCTGGGTGCACTGGGGGTTTATACGTCGCGGACTATTGGTGCTGTTGCGGCAACTGTGAGTGCCACTGTGGCGAGCCATACCAAGGCTGCTGCTACGCTTGCTGCTGCCAGAGCGGAAGCACAAGCTGCGGCTGCGGCTTTGGCAAGCGCACGAGCAAGTTTAGGTTTGACAACGACTCTTGCGCAGTTAACAACAGCAAAAAATGCGTCGGAGGCCGCCAGTAGGCGTCTTGCTGTAGCGCAAGCGGCAACGGCGGGAGTCGGTAGGACTTTGTTAGGTGTGCTGGGCGGTCCTGTTGGCCTGCTGGCCACGATTGGTATGACTGCGGCGTCTTTTTTTACGATGGACGGAGCTTCAGATCGTGCGAAAGTTGCCACAGATGCTCTTACTGGCTCCGCGCAGGATGCGTCCACCGCATTTGGCAACCTGGGGGTTCTGTCCAGGCAAGCTGCGCTTGATAGTCTGGCGGTGCTTCTAGACACCCAGATGGGTGCTGCTAGCAAGGCAATGGCTGATTTTGTCGACAAGCTCGATCCGACGACAGAGCGGGGAACTCGGGCTGTCGCGCAGATGCGGGCAGGCATGCGTAATGAGCTGACTTTCCTGGTGGGTAATGTTTCTTCGGCGGGTGGCGATCTTGAGCAGGCTATTGATGGCTTGATCGGGAAGTGGACTGAGCAAGGAGTGATTACCGAGTCTCAAGCTACTGAATATCGTACGCTTGCCATCGCTATGGTGAAGTCTCGAGATGAGGCAACACAAACAGGACAGCGATGGGAGGCTTTGTCCGAGCTGGGCAGGCGGTTGGGCTTGGCTGCTCACGGTGCTGCGGGTGGTGTACAGACGCTAAACAACGCACTTGGATTTTCGGAGAGTGCAAGCAAGCAACTTGAGCAACTCCAGAGTCGGATCAAGTCACTGCAGGATGGCGGCGATCCGGTAAAGATGACGGCTCGCTGGATCAGCGAGAACAAGGGTCTGAGTGAGGAAGAAAAGGTCGCAATCATGTCCGCTGCTCATGCGGAAAAGACTTTGTTACAGGCGCGGCAGGCGACAGGGGGGGCGACGAAAGGAGCAGTTTCCTCTGCAGATACCCTTCTACAATCCTTGCGTGATCAGGTGGCTGTGTTGGGGATGACTGACGCCCAGTTGCAGCGCTATCGGCTCCAGATGGCCGGTGCTTCGAAGGGGCAGATGGATGAAGTGGAGGCTTTGCAGGCTACGAAAAAAGCCTACGAAGATACGGAG